TTTCCTGCACCAGGTCGCGATCGGTGTCTCCATCGTGATTGCGGTGGCCGCGATATTTGCCGCCGTCCTGATGTGGGCAGCAGCATGAAAGACGTGTTCGAGGAGCTGGTCGGGTATCTGTTATGGGTGTCCTGCGTGATTGTTGCTCTGGCAATGCTGCCAGGATGCACGAACAAGGTCGCGGACATTTCCATCGCTCCGCCGACCGTGACAACCTGCCCGAGCCTAGCGCTGCCGCCGGTTCCAGCCGACGTGGTCCTGGACATTCGTGGGGACAAAGTGATCAGCAACGAAGGCGGCGACGTCATCTTGCGTGGCTATGTGCAGGCTCGATCTTTATTGCGTCCTGCGCATGCGAAATGAAGCCCAATTTGATTGCAGAGGATTCGCCTGATGGCCGTTATCTTTCACGTGACAGACTCGGAATCATTGCTGTCGTCGATTGCAGAGAGACTGAAGAGGATGACGATGAGTGACTGGATGAAGATAGGCCTGACGCTGGCAGGCTTTGCGATCATTACCTGGTCCATGGTCCAGCAGCACGAATACAGATTGGAGAAGCTGGAGCATAGCTTCGAGATGCACCTGGCTGCACATGATGAGCAGTTCAAGGAGATCTCAAAAACGCTCCACGATATTGATGTCACCCTGGCACGGATGAACGTGCCGAAGTAAACCGCAAAGAGCGGCGAGTTATGGCTAGATCAAGCACTTCAGGTCAAGGTAGACCCAAAGGATGCCCGAACAAAGCAACGACGGCCGCCAGAGAGGCGATTGCGCTGTTCGTGGATAACAACGCGCACCGGCTCGAAGAATGGCTGGATCGAGTGGCGGAAGAGAATCCCGCTGAAGCATTCAAGCTGTACCAGAGCGTTATCGAGTATCACATTCCGAAGCTGCAGCGCACCGAGAACACCACAAAGATGAGCGTGTCCATCGAGGACGCACTCAAGCAAGTCGATATCTGATGCTGCTCAGCGAAGAATCGAAACGCAAGCTCAAGGTACTCACCACAGATTTCTCACGCTACGCGCCGATTGCCCTGAATATCCGGGCAAAGGATGGCGCCGTGATTCCGTTCCAGCTGAATGCGGCTCAGCAGTATCTGCATGGGCAGCTGGAGCAGCAGAAGCATGAAACCGGCAAGGTCCGCGCAGTCGTCCTCAAGGGACGTCAGCAGGGCATGTCGACGTACACGGAAGGCCGGTTCTACTGGCTGACCAGTCTGAACCAGGGCAAGCGCGCCTACATCCTGACTCACCTGGCCGAAGCGACGTCGAACCTGTTCGGGATGACGCGCCGATACCACGACCTCTGTCCTGAATGGATCAAGCCCAGCACCCGAGCGAATTCGGGCAGCCAGCTGGTGTTCGATCAGATGCAGTCGGAGTTTTCGGTCGCTACCGCGGGGTCGCACGGCACCGGTCGATCGGCCACGGCGCAGTACTTCCATGGCTCCGAGGTGGCTTTTTGGCCGAATGCAGAGGATCACATGGCCGGTATTGGTCAGATTGTTCCTGACGCGCCTGGCACCGAGATCATCCTTGAATCGACCGCCAACGGCGTCGGCAACCTGTTTCACGGGATGTGGCAGGACGCCGAGGACGGATCGTCTGACTATATCCCGGTGTTCGTTCCCTGGATGTGGCAGTCGGAATACCAGAAGGAACCGCCCGTGGGTTGGGCGCCGGAAGGTGAGGATGCTGATTATGCGCAGGCGTTTGGACTGACGGTTGCCCAGGCCTATTGGCGACAGCAGAAGCTGATCACTGACTTCCGCGGCGACCGCACGCTGTTCGATCAAGAGTACCCGGCAACGGCGTCACTGGCATTCAAGCGCGTTGAAGGCGATCCGCTGATCCCGATGGACCTGGTCACGCGAGCGATCGCGGATGGCAAGGAATCCGTTGAAGCGAGTGGCGCCACGATTTTCGGGGTGGATCCTGCGGAATACGGCTCCGACTCTACGGCGCTCTGCGTCCGACAGGGTCGTAAAGTCCATGAGATTCAATCCTGGCACGGTCGCGGAACGATGGAGACGGTGGGATTGGTGGCGAGAGCCGCTGATCGTGTGATGCCGGAGATGATCAACGTCGACTGTACTGGGGTTGGATCGGGTGTCGCTGACCGACTGATCGAGCTGGGATACCCGGTAAACCGCATTCATTTTGGCGAGCGAGCGGTGCAGACCGATCTGTACGCCATTCGCCGTGACGAGATGTGGGGCGAGATGAAGGCCTGGCTGGAAGATAAGCCGGCGGCACTCCCTGACGACAATCGATTGATGGCCGACCTGACCGGCCCCCAATACACCTATGACTCATCCAGGCGGATGAAACTCGAATCGAAAGAGCAGATGAAGAAGCGTGGACTCAAAAGCCCTGACCGGGCAGACGCACTGGCGCTGACATTTGCCCTGCCGAGCCAGGATATGCGGCCGATCGTGATTGATCGCGCCCGACGCGGGAATTGGAGAATCTGATGGCATCCGAGTTCGACACGCTGGACGAAAGCTACAACAACGACCAGGTCGCCGGGATCGAGCAGCCGATCACCGGAGCCAAGGGCGGACTCAACTGGATGCAGTATCAGCGCATCGTTGAGGAGATCCGCTATCAGCCGCAATGGCGCCAGGAAGCGGACAAGGCGGTCGACTATTACGACGGCAATCAGCTGGACTCTGAAACCCTGGCGGACCTTGAGTCCAAGGGCATGGCGCCGCTGCTGACGAATCTGATCAAGCCGACGATCGACATGATCCTCGGCATGGAAGCCAAGACCCGCAGCGATTGGCGCGTGGTCGCCGACCAGGCGGAATTCCAGGACGTCGCCGAGGCGCTCAGCCAGAAACTGAGTGAAGCGGAGCGTGAAACCCGAGCCGACCGGGCCTGTTCCGATGCTTATGCGGGGCAGATCAAGTCCGGCCTGGGCTGGGTTGAGGTCAGTCGGAATGCGGATCCTTTCCTGTATCCGTACCGCTGCCAGCCGGTTCATCGACGCGAGATCTTCTGGGACTGGGTGGCCAAGCAGCCCGATCTGAGCGACGCCCGCTACATTGTCAGGAAGCGCTGGTTCGATCTGGATGAAGTCGAGCTGCATTTTCCCAAGCATAAGGACGTTTTGACCGCGGCCATGGGTCGCTGGGGCGGCAACTGGATCACGGCAGCGACCGAAAACGCCACGCTGGCGAATGCCTTTGATCAGGAGCGCGGCACCACGGTATCTGATTTCGAGTGGGTCAACCCGCGTCGTGCCCGTATCTGTCTGTTCGAGATCTGGTACGCCACGCATGTGCGAGGCAAGATCCTGCGACTGCCCGACCGAGTCGTCGAGTTCGATAAGCGCAATCCGATGCACCAGTTGGCCGTGAAAACCGGAGCGGTGCAGCCGGAAGACGCCATCTATCGGCGCATGAATCTGTCGATCTGGGCCGGTCCGCACCGCCTGTATGACGGCAAGTCCCCGCGGAAGCGCATGCCTTATGTGCCGTTTTGGGGGTATCGCGAAGACCTGACCAATGTTCCCTACGGACTGATCCGGTCAATGATCTCGCCCCAGGATGAGATCAATGCGCGCAGGCGGAAGCTGATGAATCTGCTGTCCTCCAAGCGGATCATTGCCGACTCGGATGCGCTGGATACCCGTGTGAATGCGTTTAGCGACGTGATCGACGAGATTGCGCGCCCGGATTCGGTGGTAGTACTGAACCCGCAACGTCGGAACGCCAACGCCTTCGAAGTGCAGACCGAGCTGAATCTCGGCGAGCAGCAGTTCCAGATCATGCAAGAGAGCAAGGAAGTGCTGCAGCAGGCGGCTGGTGTGTACCAGGCCATGCTGGGCCAGGATTCCAGTGCGACCTCCGGCCTCGCTATCAATAGCCTGGTAGAGCAGGGCACCACAACCCTGGCCGAGATCAACGATAACTACCGCTACAGCCGCCGTATGGTCGGCGAGATGCTGGTCGATATGATCCGCGATGACATGGTCGGTAAGCCGGTCCAGGTGGTCGTGGGTGAAGGCAAGCGCAAACTCACGATCATCCTCAATCAGCCGGTCCAGGATCCGGAGACGGGTGTGCCGACGGTCGTCAATGACGTCAGCCGGACGGAAGTGAAGGTGGCGCTGGAAGATGTACCGTCGACGCCGGCCTATCGCGCACAGCAGATGACGATGCTGACTCAGGTCATGAGTTCGCTACCTGACCAGGCGAAGATGCTACTGACGCCGAGCTTTATCGAGATGTCAGAGCTGCCCAACCGCATTGAAGTCTCCGAGCAGCTGCGCTCCATGCTGGGCATGCAGTCGGAAGGCGACGAAGATCCGGAAAAGGCGCAGATGATGCAGCAACTGCAGCAAGCGGAGCAGGCAATCCAGCAGCTTCAGCAGGCGCCGCAGATGATCACCGCCCAGGCCAAGCAGGCTGAGATTGAGTTGAAGGCCCAGGATCAGCAGATTCGGGCACAGCAGGCCCAGGTCGACATGCAAAAAACCCAGGCTGAGATCGCGAAGATCCAGGCCGAAACCGACAAGACGGTGACCGATGCCGCCCTGGGCACGGAGCGTCATGTGATCGACATGCAGGGACGTGATCTGCAAAACCGACAGGCAGCCCTCGCAAGCGAACTGGATCAGGTGTGAATAAAGAGGATAACGCCATGAATTTCGGGAAAGCATTAGATGCGTTGAACGCAGGTGGCAAGGTGGCTAGAGAAGGCTGGAACGGCAAAGGGATGTTCCTGTTCCTTGTGCCAGGCAGCACATTCACCGTAAATCGCGCTCCATTGATGGGTATTTATCCGGAGGGAACCGAAATCAACTATCGCCCGCATATAGACATGAAAACGGTAAATGGCGAGGTAGTCCCGTGGGTAGCAAGCCAAACGGATGTTCTGGCGGAAGATTGGGTGATCGTGCCCTGACATGGCTGGACTCAACAACACCCGTCAGCAGGTACTGCCTAGCCTGGAAGAGGCTCGGCAGATTGTGCGCGACAGCGGGCGGGATTACGCCCTGGTCAATCAGGAAACCGGCGACGTGATGCCGATGAACCTGATGGCGACCAAGAATGTGCGCGAGTTCTTCCCGAAGACGCCCTCTCAGCCGGTGACCGAGGCTGCGCAACCGGCGAGACAGCCGATGAAACAGGCCGCCGCGGTGGCCAGGAAGAAAGCGGGCTACACGTCCGATGATTACAAGGCCGCCTACATCAAGGAGCTGCGCCAGGCCGGATATTCCGACCGCGCAATCGGCGCAATGATGGGGATTGCTCACGGGGAAACCGGCGGGTTCGGCTTGGAAGGGCTGGTCGAGCATGGACGGTACACCGATCCGCAGCGGATCTCCGGTCTGTTCGGCGCCAAGAAGCCGGCCATCGTCAAGCAGGCCAAGAAGATTGCCGCGATGGATGAACCACATCAGTACAACGCGCTATATGACGGTCGAGCCGACCTTGGCAACGTCAAGCCGGGTGACGGTTACCGATACCGCGGACGCGGGATGGTGCACCTGACTGGGCGTCAGGCTTATGAGGCCGCGGACAAGGCGCTGGGATTGAAGGGCAAATTGCTCAAGAACCCCAACCTGGTGGCGTCGGATCCGGTCATCGCGGCCAGATCTGCGATTGCCTTCTATCAGCAGCCAGGAAAGCTGGGAAGTCGCCGTGACTTTGGCCTGGAGGATGTCCTGCCGAAAGTCGGGGGCGCCCGATCTTCCTGGGATATGAAGCGCAGTGCTGCCGATCAGTACACAAGACAGTTGCCGACGTTAATCGCCGGCCAGTAACCGAATTACCCACGCCAAAACAACCCGCCCAGTGCGGGTTTTTTTGTGCCCGTTTCTCGCCGTGAGGCGACACGCACCGTCGGGATGACGGCGCGGAGCGAAGGCTCCTTAACACCCGGCTGATGGGATAAACAGCAGTAGCGACGATGAGTGATGAAGTCCTCAACGAGGCGTTTGACGTCTCTCAACTGGACCCCGAGAACCTGCCCTCCGATCCGGAGGAGCTTCTGAAGTTGCTGAACAGCAAGCAGGAAGCCGCCGAAGAGGAAGCAGACGAGGAAACGGACGAAAAGCCCGACGAGCCGGAATCGTCCACCGAGCCAGTCCAGGAAGAGGAAGAAGAAGCGCCGATTCTGTCGGCGGACGGTAAGCACCAGATCCCGTACACCGTGCTTAAGCAGGAGCGGGAGGCGCGCCGGGCCGCAGCAGAGCAGGCGGCAATGTTGCAGGCGGAGCTGGAAGCACTGAAGGCCGCACAGGCCTCTGGAGTAGCTGCCCAGTCTATCCCTGAAACGCCCATAGACCCGGAGCTAGCTGAGCTGGAATCCGAGTTTCCTGAGATCGCCAAGCTAAATGCGGCGACCCGTGCGGAGATGCAACGGCTCCGCCAGGAAATGGAGGTGAAGGATCAGCGCTTGCAGGCAATGGCGGCGCAATGGGAGCGCGAACAGCAAGCCAAGCAACAGGTGGAGATGGAGCAAGTGCACGCTGCCATCGATGCCAATCCCACGCTGAGGTTCCTTCGCTCTGAAGATGGGGATCCGAAGCTCTGGGAAGCCGCCGTGCAGATCGACGTGGAACTGCAGGGTCGTCCGGCCTGGGCTGAGAAGCCTGTCGCCGAGCGGTTCGCTGCAGTGGTGAGGCGACTGGAGGAGGACTTCGGTCCGGTCAGCGTACCGGGCAAGTATCAGTCCGTCGCTACTAAAGCCGCTAAACCCGCAAAGCCGAAGGAAGACGATGAGGACATCCTCATCAACACGCTTTCGGATCTGCGCGGGGGCAGCAGCCCTGAGTCAAGCGGGGTCAGCGCGGAGAAATTGAGCGCAGCAGAGATTGGGGACTACTTCCTGAAGATGGACCCCGCTCAGCTGGCAAAGATGGACCCGGCCGAGCTGCTCGCAAGACTGTAACCAATGGGACCGCCGTGAGGCGGTTTTTTTATGCGCGTCGTGATGACGCCACGTTCCCGCAGCAGGAATTAACATGGCACAAACTACTGTCCCCTATGGCTCTCCGTTAGCCAGAAAAATCTACGGTGCGGCGCTTTTTGCTCGCATCATCCAGGCTCCGGCCTTCACTCGCAGCCTGACCGGCGAAGCCCCTAATCAGGGTTCCGCTGAAGCCAAGCTGAAGGGCCAGACCGCCGCCACGATGCCTATCGTGCGCGTCACTGACCTGTCCAAGACCCAGGGCGATGCTGTCAGCGTCGACCTGTTCGACACCATCAACGGCAAGCCGATCGTCGGTGACCGTAGCGCTGAAGGCAAGGGCGAAAAGCTCACCAGCAGCTCTATGGATATCCGTATCGACCTCCTGACCAAGGTGGTTGATGCCGGCGGCAAGATGGCTGCCCAGCGCACTGTCCACAATCTGCGTGGTATTGCGATGGCGCAGATGGAAGGCTACTTCCCGCGTCTCTACGATCAGCTGTCCATCGTCCATATGGCTGGTGCCCGCGGATCCTTGACCGGTCGCGACTGGATTGTGCCGGTGGCTTCTGATGCTGACTTCGCGGATATCGCGGTCAACACCGTGAAGGCGCCGACCTACAACCGCCACTTCGTGTGTGACACCGCCTCTGCCGGCGACCTGATCCAGGGCGGCCAGCAGCTGGGTTCTGTCAGCACCGGTGACCAGATGACTCTGGCTCACATCGACACGCTGTCGCTGTTGCTTGATGACTTTGAGTATCCGATCCCCAACGTGAAGATCGCTGACGATCCTGCCGCAAACGATGAGCCGATCAAGGCCATCCTGTGGCTGACTCCGCGTCAGTGGTATCACCTGAAGACCGAAGCGGGTTCCAGCAACACCTGGCGCACCTTCCTGCAGAACGCCTGGTCGCGTAAGAGCTACGGCTCCAAGCACCCGCTGTTCAGCGGTGAGCCTGGCCTGTGGAACGGCATCCTGGTTCGCCAGCTGCCGCGCTTTACGGTTCGCTTTGCGGCCAACGAGAACGTCAAGGTCATCACCTCGGCCAATCGTTACACCGCGACCGAAACCGACCAGGCAGTGGCGTCTGCAATGTCCACCACCCACGCCGTTGAGCGCGCCATTCTGACCGGCGGTCAGGCGCTGGCAATGTGCTACGGGCGGAATAACAGCAGCGGCTACTACTTTTCGTGGCATGAGCGTTCCTACAACTTCGATCGTGCGAAGGAAGTTGCCGGTGATGCCATGTTCGGTATGTCGAAGCTGCGCTTCAACTTCACCGACGCCGCTGGCAACACCGAGCCGACCGACTACGGCGTGATTGCGATCGACTCTGTCGTCAAGCTGTAAACCTGAGAAGCCCGCCCAGTGCGGGCTTTTCCTTATCTGAATTGAGGAACTCTCTATGGCAACTGTTACTGCATCTTCGCTGACTCGGTTCCCTGCAACCGACAAAAGCTATGTCTACGCCGACCAGGCAAGCATCACCGCCACTCCGGCGACGGGCGATGTCTGGCGGTTCTTCGTGATTCCGGCGGGTACTGAGATCCGCTCAATCACCATCCAGAACGCTGACCTCGGTACGGCGGCTCCTCTCGACCTGGGCTTTGCTCCGGTAGATGGATCGTCCGGCACCGCCAATGCCTTCCTGGATGACTACGCCGCTGGTACTGCGGCAGCCGCTGGCTCTGCCAAGACCTATTTGCTGGCGACGCCGGTGAAAGTTGAGGTGGACAGCTTCTGCCAGGCCGTTTTCGGCACGATCGATACCGGTGCGTCCGGTGCGGTCACCGTGTCGATCAACGGCATCCTGCTCGGCGCCAAGTAAGTCAACGAGGGGAGGGTTACGGCCCTCCCTTTTTATCGAGGCAAGCTCATGCTGAAAGTGAAATACATCGGCAACAAGCCGAGCAAGTTCGTCAAATTCGGCGACCTTTCCCTGAATTTTTCTGGCCCTGGTGATGTGCAGGAGATCCCTGACGGATTCGCCGGCCAGGTCACGGCCCACCCGGATGAGTGGGAAATCGTAGGCCACGCAAAAGACCCCAAACCTGTTGAAATCCATGAAGAAGTAAAGGAGGAGCCGATCGAGCAGCCTGCTTTGC